CCTCATCAAGATGAGTGCCGTGACTTTGGCTCCGATCGGAAGAACCGGGAGGTGCCAAGTGTCTCCATTAGGAGACGTTCCAACCATACCCTCTTCTCGTGCCATTCCGTCCCTGGCGAGGGACGGCCCCACGGGGGGAACGCGTCTGGATAACCCGGACGCGTATCCGGCGTGCGGGACATGAAGGCGTGAACTGAAGGCTCCTCCGCCTTGAGATTTCTCAAGGGATGGAGAGGGTTCTTCGAGTTCTCCAAGACCTTCTTCCTCCAGGCCCTGCTGATCGAGCGGGGCTTGAGGGAGAGAGTCTTGACAGGTGTCACCATTCCGAACCGTGCATAAACACGGGACTGGAACAGTGCCATCTGCGTCTGCACGTCCTTCCACTCACCACAATCGAGGTCGCCCTTGCGACGAGTCGCATGGGTCTCGATTGCCTGGACTGCCTCCTCTCCGAACTGCGCGACACTGGTATTCCAGAGCCGCGACAGTTCGCAGAGGCGTCCAGAGGTGAGTAGAGCCGCTAGTCCTTTCCGCAACTTCTTTGAAGGTAGGCGGTCCTTGTTGGAAACCCAACCTGAACCTCCGAACCTCCGAGGGAGTTCCGGAAGACCGCGTGTGATCAGCCAGTGCCTTAATCCTGGCTGAGCACCCTGAAGGCCGGCCGCGACCAGCTCGCGGGGATACTGCTGAAGCAGGTTCTCCGCGGCTGTGCCGACGGTCGACCACTCAGGAGCGGTCTGCGAATTCCACTCAGGGCCTGTAAGGCCCCTGAGCGGGAGCGCTTGGACTAGCGTCGCACGTCTGATGGCTTGGGCCTCGCCAGGAAACCAGGGAAGGTCGAGCATCACTGCAAAGTGAGGCACGATCCGACCTCGGTTTCCGTCGAGGGAACCGTACCGCCTGCCCTTGGCGGCGCGGTTCGACCGCTTTGCCTGGATGACGTAGCGAAGTCTGCCCTTTCGGGGCTTGACTAGCCACCGCGAGTACTTCACGTACCCGTGGGAATGAAACCGTCTCTCTCCTCGTCTCTCGACGTAGAAGAGAAGTTCGGTAAACATTCCGGCATCTAGGCTTCGGCAAATCTTCCCATCAGAAGGTTTGCCTCCGGTATCCTTCAACAATCTCTCGTAACGATTGATTGTGTGAGAATGCCAAGCGGCCACCAAGTCATCACCCCACACGGAGAAAGGCTGCGGATTGTTCCGCAGCGCCCAGCTATTGCCACCCCAGTCTTGACTGAGGCGGCCGAGCCAGACGTTGTAGAACGAAAGGAGACACCAAGTTGTCGGGAGACCCATAAGGATCCCTCGGCAGCTCGTGACCTCCGATCCGTCGGGGTACGTGATTCGCATCGGGCCTACTAATAATTGCCCGACACGTTTCGCGTCCCCGCCGAATCCGCACCCTTCCAACCATCCTTCCATCCCGGCTTGCATCAAGTCGAGGGGAAGGAGGTCGGAGGCACTCGTGAGATCAGCGGAGTAGACCAACCCAGCGCCTTGCATCACTAGGCGCTGGATGGCCTCTGCCCGCTTGTTCTCCAGGGAGTGACGTGACTCTGGGATGCGCTTGAGGTCCTCGACCATCTTCTTTCTCAAGAAGTGGCCGAGGGCGACTAGTGCCCCCGGAGACTTCGTCACTATCCTGGCCTTCAGACCACGCTCTGCGACGACTTCGACCTTGGCTTCCGGAATTCCTTCTGGGAGCCGACGGACGAGTTCGGC